TTTTGATTGTTCTATTTTATCACTTAATCTTACTTGTCGTGTCTTCCCACATAATATCCTATCACTCCGCTTATCACTCCGATTAAAAATGCTACTGCATAAGGTATTGTTATCATTTTCAAATTCCTCCATTATATTTGGTCTTGTTTCAATTTCTACTGTATTGAATCTTTTTATAAGCCATCTTTTTCCAAATTTTCCTTCATCTTGATATCCATATAATTCGGATATCATTTCTTCTATTGTTCCTGCCCAGCCGCACGAAAAACAATTTCCTGTTAAAATATAACCGTCAAGTGCAAATGAATGTGTGGATGTTTGACAGCAATACACATCTTCATATCTATCTGTATATTCAACAGAAACTACTTTATGTCTTAATCTTCCATCATAAGATGATTTATTTTTACTTCCTTTAGCAGTTATAAAAAATGATTGTGGAACATTATTTTTAACGATTCGTAAAGTATATGCATTAGTATCATTTTTTACAGTCAAACATCCTCTGTTGCCTGCTTTAATATTAGAAGTTCCAATATTAAAAGTTGCTATGCCCAAGTGAACAAAAATATCTCGTATCTTTAAAATATCTTCTTTTTTTGCAGAATATAAGGATAAACCGCCACTACTTTCATTTCCATCGGCTACAAAATAACCAGCTAAAAATCCCAATAAGTATTCATCAGTTTCTATATTCATGTCTGGAACTTTTTTTAAATTTCTATATGAACTAAAACATATAGAATCATATTCTTTTCCATTTCCTGCTATTGATTTTTTAATATTACCTAAATGCTCAAAATATTTAGATATTCCTAAATCTGATTTATTATAAAAGAAACATTTATATTGATACTGCCTATGATGACCAGTCATACAGCCATCACCATAACAAAATCCGTGTACAATCCCATCTATAGATGGAATTAGTTCTTCATTTACTTTTGGTAAAATTTTATCTAAATACATCCAATTTTTTAAATCTTTTGTTTGTATTTTGTTTTTACGGTTTTTCACAACCCACTCGTGTTCTGGTGTTGTATATATTATTCGCTCTTTTTCATTTGCAGTTAGTGTAAGTTTCATCAGTCGTTGTTTTCCATAGTTTCTAAATGTTACAGTTTCCCAATCACCGTTTCCATTTATAATATCAACAGACTTGTCACACAAACTAGATATTGATTTTATACCGTCCCTAGTAATGACTTTTGTATCTGCCTGAAAACAATGGCATTTATCAATCTCACCATTTACTCCGAAGGATGGTTTTCTTTCTTGTCCGTTCTTGTGGAAAGGACATGAAGTTTGGATATTATCGCCATTTCGTCTAAATTGATGAAATCTATCAACTCCATGCTGAGCTAGGTCAAATTTAAGCATATTCAGGACAGATTGAGTATCAGTTTGTATAATTGTATCTTGTAGTTTTATCATTTATATATCACTCCATTCATAGCCACATAGGAAAGAATATAGGCAATAACATCCACCGTCCAAGCATTACCAATTGCTTTACAGGCAACATTATAAGAAAAGCCATAAGTGTAAAAATCTGGAAGTGTCCGTAATCGCTCTAATTCAAGTTGACTAAAGTGTCTAATAGTATCATCATACATAACGCACGTATTACAACTACAATCTAATGTTGATGACTTGCCGTACTGAACACGACCTCGCCTAGTTTTTCCATTTGGAAAAGAAAGATTTATCCCATCTCCGTTGTGTGCGTATAAATAGCCTTGTCGTGTGGCTTGTCTTACCTTAACACTATGATTATTTGACCTACTTACAAGACTTTTTTCGCCGTCTGATATATCCTCGGAAAACAATATTCCATTATACAACGTATAAACTGGGACAAAGTCTTTTTGAATTATATCCGTTAAAAAAATATTATGATCTGGCGGCTGTTGAATGTTTTTAATATTAGTCCAATATAGTCTAGGTCTATTTTGTGCGCTCAATAGACTACTATTTATCAAAATTGGATTAACCCCCACATGATTAGAAATGATAAGTTCCCATTCTTTTTTCATAACCACATTTTCTAAAAGAAATATAACATCTTTATTATTCTTTCTTTTAATATAATTCAGTATGTCTACAAAGCAAAAAAAAATAATCTACTTCTAGGGTCATCAAAATTTAAGCCCTTTCCGGAACGGCTGAAACCTTGACAAGGACTACCGGCTAAAATTAAATCAATCTTAGGTAATGTATCAATCCAATCATGCCAATTTGTAATATCCCCAAGCTGAATAATGTTCTTATAATTCTTTCTCGAAATAGCTATTACGTTTTTATCAATTTCACAAGCAAAATATGAGTCAACAGCTATTCCGGCACGATCGAGAGCGATTCTACCACAGGATATTCCGTCAAATAAACTTAATACATTGATCGGGTCATTAAATTTTCTATTGCTATTTTTTAAAGTTACTAATTTAATATTCATCATCCTCTCTGTCATGATATCTTCGCCTTAAATCTTCACTTTTCTCTTCATCTTCTTTTCCTTTTTCTGGATTAGGAATATAGTCAAAAGTACCCCTATCGGTATCCCAAGCATATACCCATTTTATTCCTACTTTTGAATTTCTTGCCTTTACATCTTGTATTTGCAAGCCTTCTTCTTTTTGCTGAATTGAAAGAACGATTGATGCATTATAAGCAATTCCATCGGAATCCCTTATATTTTCAAGTTGTAAATCCTCGTTTATTGTTCCTTCTCGGTTTGACTGCACAACAACCAGCACCGGGATTTTTAAGTCAATGCTTAACTGCATTAAATCTTCGGATATGTTCGTCAACTGTATTGTTTTATTATCTCCTCTTTTTCCTCGTTCATCCTGCAAATAAGAGATACCATCTATGGCAAGTATATCCAGCTTGTTACTTTCACACCAGCTTTTCAATTTTGAAACAGTGACTTTCTTTTGAAAATCTCTAGGGTGTGCAACATAGAATGGAGTACCATCATCAGCTAACTTGTTTATATACTTTTCATAACCTTGCACATCTTCACCACGATATAATGCCCTTGAACTTATATGTTGATGAACTGTATCAAACCTATAGCCTGTCTTACTTGCTGACATTTCTGGTTCTAAAAGTCCTACTCTTGCATGATATACTTTCCATGCGTGTTCTAACATCTTTATAAGTACCCAAGATTTGCCTTGTCCTGTTCGAGCAAATAAAACTACAAGCTCCTCTCCTTTATGCCATCCTCCTAAGTCATTATCTATCTCTTCAAATCCGCTTTCTATAAAATGTGTATCTTGATTATCTTTTGTTTCCTTCCATTCTTCCAATCTTTCCTTTGCTTGTGATATAATGTCAGTACCTTTTACTGCCCCATCAATCTTTAATTCCGGCAATTTTGATTTAAGATAATCAACGGCGGAATATGCATCTGTCTGTAATAGTTCCGCCATCTTTGTTAGCACTGGCACAGATTGAGAATATAGATATTCTTCCCTAAATGTATTCACAAGATATTCAGTGCTTTCGGATACATTGATTACATCAAAATCCTGAAACTTTGCTATGAATGTTTCCAAATCTGGAACATTTCCATATTCTTGCTTGTGCTCCATTATGTAGTCATATTCCTCTTGATACTGATTAAAATAATCTCTTGTTATGTCATTCAAATCTAAAAGAGAAGTATTTTTATCTTTTAGAATCTTATTCAAAATCTGTAATTCTACCATCAGTATTTACCTCTCTTATCTTCTTCTAAAAATTCTATACATTCCGAACAATTATAAATCCTGCTTGCAAGTCTTACTCCCAGCACATCTTCAAGCTGTCCTTTGTTCTTATTGCTTGTGTAGATATTGCTTTTCTTTGAATTGATTCTATCGTCAATGTACTGGAATAATATCTGGTGTTCATAGTCACTTGCTTTCATCTCTCCTATATCATCCCATATCACCAAATCTACTTCGCTTATAAGATTGCATAACTCTTCAAAGCCTTTTACATCCTGTGAAATGGAACGCTTGCAATTATACAAGAATTTTGGAACACTCACAAACAATGCTTTACAGTCAAAACAACTCTTATGCCATATCTTGTCAAAATAAGAATACATCAATCTAATAGCCCATGTTGTCTTGCCATTTCCGCAGTTTTCGGAGTAGATGTATAGATTATTGCCCGCCGTAATAAAATTCAAAATTGAATCTGATTTTTCTTGCAATTTCTTATAAACTGACAAATCTTTTTCATGACATACTAGATCTTTATACTCCCACAAAGCTTCAGGAAGATTAGATTGCTTGAATAATGAATACATCAACTTATAGCGTATGCAGTTTTCAGAACATTGTTCTGTACATATTCTCTTATACCAGCAACTCTGTATATTCATTGTTTCCTTCCTTTCGCTTTAACTCATTTTGACTTTTTACAAGTGAATTATAGGTGTCTATGCTATTCTTGATATGTGATTTAAGCTTAATCATTGTATCATCCATATCCCAGCTTGTTCTTGCCATCCAATACCCCTGCTCTGGTGTTGCACATATTGGGTATCCGTCATCTCTTAACTTCTGCACTAATAAACGAATGTCTCTTGCGTGTAATCCAAGGTAATCTGCTATTTTAGTGGAACTGAGTCTTGTAGGTTCATCAGTTATACAACCAAGAACCAATTCTTTCAAATAGTTCTCGTCTTTCTGTTTATATGCTCCTGTATATGCCATTTTTATTCCTCCTTCTAAAAATGATGAAGTGATGGATCATTTCGTTTTACTGCATCAAAAAATTCTTGTCTTTTCTTTTCTGCTTCTTCCATTTCTTCATGTGTTCTCCATGCTAGTTCTTTTGAACATTTACCAGTTCCATTATAGGAAGTGTTTTTGTTCTGTAACCACTCCGGGTCTATATTCATGTATCCATTATCAAGTGATAGCTTAATTGCGGATATCTGAGTTTTTGTATTTACTTTTGCTAGTTTTGTTAAAATTGCATTTACCTTATCATCTGTAACCATTTTATGATTTTCTAAAAGATTTCTAAAAAATCTACTTAAAAGTTCTATAACTTCATCTTCTAAATCATACTCTAAACATTTCTTTTCTATAGATTCGATTTTAGTATCAATCTTAGATTTCTTTTTAGAATTTTTCTTTATATTATCCTTAGTATTTTGTTTTAAGTTATTATTTATATTATTAATAGTGTGAGGATTCCTTAGATCTTGTTGTAAGGATTCCTTAGACCTTGTTGTAAGGTTTTCTAATGTCTTGTTGTGAGGATTCCTTAGACCTTGTTGTAATGTTTCTTCACTACTTAAAATTGACAATACATTGTTCTCGTTTATCTTATAATATGTTTTTGACGGCATCCCTTTTAATTCGGTTTTAATTATTCCTAACTCTTTTAATTTTTTTGTTGCTGTTCTCTGCTCAGTTTCTGTTAGCCCTGTGTTATATTTTATTTTTTCTCTTGTGCAAAAAAACATTCCATTATCAAGTTGACCGTTACTTGAATAAAAATTATATTCTGCACATAAATACCCAAGTAGTATAGCTGGGTTTGTTCCTATTGTTCTGGCTAATTTTTTGTTATAAATTATGAATCCATCTGTACTCAATAAATCTGTTATCATTCTATTCTCCTTTCAACTAAAAATCCTTGCTATAAATAGATGTACCTTTCTTTTTTAATCAGTTGCGAGTTGAATAAAAAAGTTGGTTGTGTACTAAAAGGTACACCTATTTATAACAAGGATATTTTTTGTTATATATTAAATTATTTATTATTCAACTCGCAACCTAATTAAAATTACAACAAATATTTTAATTCATATTGTTTAATTCTTCAATCTGTGAATCTACTTCTCCATTCAACTTAGCCCACAGCTTCTCACGAGCTTCTTCTATATCCTTAACCTGGGATACATCCCACTCTTCCTCTGCAATGAATTTGAAGTAGTTATCGCCTTTTTTGATTGTGGCGCCGGAAGTGTATCGCATTGATGTGATCTTGATCTCACCTTCCACTTCTTGACTGGATTCAACTGCCTTCTTCTCTTCTTTCACTTTAGATGCCGTTGTAGCCTTTTTATTTTGTTTATTTTGCGGTTTTTTAGTCGCACCTTTATTATTTGTTGTCTGTGTTGTTTTTGTCTTTATTTCTGCGTTCTGTTGTGTATCAGCGGTATTCTCTGTATCAGCCAAGGCTGTTTCTTCTTTAGCCGAATCTTTATTCAACTTTTTAGCCGCTTCGTCCACAACTCTTTTATCAGCTTCTGTAGGTGTAATATCTACATCTTCAGAATTAACATCTTCTTCTCCTGGCTCATATCCTGCACATTTTTCACAAGAAATAGAATTTCCATCTACCTCCATTGTTACACCGTCACAGTTCTTACAATACTCGTCATTTGGGTCTCCTGCCCATTTACATTTCATCATAATATAATCCTCCTTTAATTTTTCTTCTTGATTCTTAATGTTTTTGTTACTTTGGTTATCTTTGCTTTTTCAAGTTTAGAGATATCAAAATCTCCATTATACACCAGCTTTTCCAACGCATCTTCGTCAATGTACTCTTTCTGTTTAATAACAGACGATAACAACGCACCTCCGAGATTTTCTTTAATAATTTCAATTGCTAAATCATCATTCAAGCTCTCTTTTGTTGTACTGGATAATACTGCTGTATACATATCTGAACTTGCTTCATCCATGTCATTTTCCGACATATAATTCTTGATACTTTCATTCATAGCTGTATTAGCCTTTTTGAGAGCATTTTCTCTGTCTTTGGATTCTTTGTATTCATCTATAACTTTAGACAAATTAAATCTAGGATTTCCATCTCTTCTACTCATTGTTTTTGTTTTCCTCCTTTTTCTTGTATTGCTTTCCAACATTCAAAATTTTAGTTCCACGCTGTCCCCATTGGTATATGGCATTAAACTCTGCCATAGCCCCCCTATAAATAGTCCGGAGTTCTGTTTGGAACTTATGAAGTTCCTGTATCTGCTTCATTGTGAAGAACATCGTGCCATTTCCAGATATTTCAGGTTCGGGCAATTTTAAGCCTATAGGTTTTTGGTAATCATCAGAATGATACCACTTATACCAACGCTTTAAAGTGTTAGTAGATATATTCAATATCTGTGCCGCCCTTGCGGTAGAAAATTTTTCTATCAAGTTCTCTCACCTCCTTTCAAAATACTCTAATATTCCATGTAATCTCCAATGTAGTGGACGTTGAAACTACCACATACTTTGTTATATTGGCATTTGTGTTACATTTATACATTTACCAGCTTTCATTACATGTCTATATTTTTTCTTGTTATATAGGATTACTCGTACTCGTATATCACCAATTTCATTATCGCTTATTATTTCTCCATATCTTAATAAAAACTTGAATTTTTCAAATCTTTCTTCCGGTGTCATGTTCCAATACTTGCTCATATCTATTCACCTTACCGTTTGTTTGGTTCCTTTCTTTATTATGTTTATATTGTAACACATAAAAATAAGAATGTCAACATTTTTATGTAAACTTTTTCAAAAAAAAATTCCAACACCTAAAACGGTGCTGGAATATTATTATGAAAGCAAATAGTTTATATCTTCAATACTAATCTTTCCATCTACAAGTGCATCCGCAATTTGCCCTTTCTTTTCAACCAGTTCTTCAATCCGTTCATCAATGGTATTTTTGCACACAAGCGTAATTACAGATACTGTTCCTTTCGTTCCTATTCTGTGTGCTCTATCTTCTGCCTGTGCTTTGAGTGCCATGTTCCAAGGAGAATCTAAAAAGATAACATTCTGTGCAGCGGTTAATGTAAGTCCAGTACCCATTGCTCCAATAGTTCCTATAATTACTTTGCATTGATCATCATTTTGAAATCTTTCAACCTCTTTCATTCGTTCATCAGCTTTTGTTGCTCCTGTGATATAAGCTGGGTTATAAGATTTCAATTTTTCTCTTGCTACTTCTGTAATTGATTCCCAGTTGCTAAAAATGATAGCTTTCTGACCACTTGTTGCAATCTCATGTACAAGTTCAATCATTCTTTCCATTTTAGCCGATTCTTGAACTGTATTTGATAGGATCCCAGTCCATCCGGTAGCCTGTCTGAGCCTAATCATCATTGATAGAGGATTATTTGAAAATTTAATCTTTTGCAGTTCGGACATAACACCGCTATATACTTCCTTGTATATCTGATTCTGTTTAGGTGTCATATCTACATATTCAATCTTTCTAATCTTTTCCGGAAGATCAAGAACTTCGGTTTTTAATCTTCTGAGCATTATCTCCTCCATCAAAGATCTTATCTCCTCAAGATTTTTATACCCTACAACTTCCGATCCTCCCCAGCCGCCTAAATTGCAGTAGTGCTTTTTGAACTGATAGAAACTGTGCTTTTCGTATCCCAGCCAACTTATAGGGAAATATAAATCAAGTGGATTATTCATCAGCGGTGTTCCGCTCATTGCAACCATATACTTTGACTGCACCTGTATCATAGCTCTACTTTGCATGGATGTAGGATCTTTTGACTTGTGACACTCATCAAATGCTATAACCGAGATTGTACCAGTATCACATAACTCTTTCAACTTTTCTGCTATAGGAAAATGATATTTGCTTTTGCTTATCTTTTCAGCTCCACCTCGTAAGGTTTCAATATTTGTTATAATGTATCTACAATCTGGAAGGTTATCAAGATCCGCTAGCTTGTCCTTTGTATTTCCTTCATAGGCCTTTCCTGTTCTCTTTCTGTACCTTGTACCAAGTACCCAGCCCTTTTCATCAGAATGTATTCCTATTTCTGACTGCCAGTTGTATTTCAAAGAATTTACTCCGCATATTATAAGCACTTTATTGATTGTATCTGTTTTTTCAAGACACCCAACGAAGTCTATAATCTGCTTTGTTTTTCCAAGACCTTGATCATCACATAGCAGAAATTTCTTCTTATTCAATCCAAATCGTACTCCGTCAACCTGGTGTGCAAATGGCTTTGTTTTAAATTCAAAATCCTCTGGTATATCAATCTCAAATTCCTGCTTGTGCAAATCTTCATATACTCCTGAAATTTGAATTTCTTCATCCTCAAATTTATTGCAAAGAGAAATGATATTATTTACTGGCATTTCCCAGGTATGCGTTTTTGGATTATAAATTCTTGTTCCCATTTCTTTTATAAAATTTACAATTTTTGGATCATAGCTAAAAGAGACAAAAGCTGATTTTTTAACAAGTATATTATTTGCGAGTTGATCCGGCTCATCTATTTTTATTTTAATCATTTTTCAACCTCCACTTTTTCATATTCTTTGAAATTAGTAAAAAATATTTGCCAGACAGTGCCATCATCTCTAACAAATGTGGATTTAGAATATTGTGTCAAGCCAAGTCTTAACGCTACTCCAAAATGTCCACTCATTTGTTTTTCCTCCGGATATGCATATGGATTTGAACTATGCTGTACTTCTCCAAATTTGTATACTTGTCCATCCATTGCTTTATTTGGATATGAATTTCTTATGAAAAATGGTAATTCACTAAACTTCATTTTCATTTTATCACCTCCACTTGATCTTGTGTGAAAAATGCAGATTCTTTCAAAAAATATCTGCCTGTGTCCACTTCTTCTTTTTCTCCATCATCTTTTTTGACTTTCTTGATGGATCTTTTCCACACTGATATTTTATGTTTTGATTTTTCTCCCTTTTTAACTTGATACCCTAATTTTTTCCGCTGTGCATATGTATGTAATATGGTTTTCTCTGGGTCTATATTATTCAACTGCATATACCCTAATATAATTTCTGTATTTGTCATATCTAACACATCCTTTCTTTGTTTTACTTTGTAATTATATTGTAATACATAAAACTGATTTTGTCAAGTGTTTTTATGTATATTACATAAAAATAAGAGGGAATTATTTCCCTCTTATATGATGTTTGGCTTTACTATATTTTGCAAAGATCCTAAGTGCTTTTTGAATATTTCTTTTTCCCCAGAGTCACAAGTCATATACAGTTCTGAAAGCATTTTATAAATGGTAGAAAGAAGTGTCTCCAGATTTTTAGAATTTCTTTCTTCCATATATTTAACGAATAAACCTTGTATATCGGCTATTGTCTCATCAACATTACTTTCCGGAACAAGGTCAATATTCATTTTATCTACAAGTGCCAAGATTAAGAATGCGTCTACATCAAAGTGTTTTTTCAATTCATTTTCCGCTAATTCTTTTGCCACTGGAATGCTTTCTTGAAATGTCATATAATCACTCCTACATTGCTAACATCTGCTTTATCCAAGCGGTTTTTTCCACGAATTTCTTATGACATTTTTCCCATTTTTCTTCCATCTCCTCATTAGGTTTATAAACCTTGGAAATTTCTTCAATATCCTGCACAGCTTTATCATGAAGATACCCAGCGTGCTTCAACTCATCATTTGCCATTTCTTTATACCGATTCGCCAATTGCATATCGCCTTTTGCTTTGCATTCAACATACTTTTCGGCATATTCTTTAGCTCCACAAATTTCTTCCTCAATGTGTTCGGCTAACTTCTTTATTTTCGTCATGATATATCACTCCTTAAATTTTCTCAACCACAAATGCAAGATTTTGAGCAGTTACAACCTGACCACCAATAACGATTGTTAGATTAGCAGTATCACAATCACAATTCAATCTTACAAGTGCTGATATAGGAAGTGTTACAATATCACCTGCGGCTGTGGCTGTTGCAATGGCTGTTGCTCCTTGAACTGGAGCTCCATCTTTGTATAATGTAGCAGTCACATTTCCTGCGGCAGTAGCGGCTACTGATACATTTGCATCTATATCATAATAACCTGCACCACCAGCACAATTTCCTATAGAAACGCCGTTTCCACCAATCTGGCAATACTTTCCATATCTTCTAATAACAGTCAGTGGCACATAAGTAGAACCGATTCCGATTGACTGTCCTGTCTGTGTGTTTACAACATATATTCCTGATTTACAACTCATAATATTATCTCCTTTCAAATTAAAAAGGGAACACCGACAAGGCATTCCCTAACATTTTAAACCTTGTCTAAATGACTTAAATGTTACAACCGTTGTTGCAACAAGACTGATTCCAAAATGGACTCATTCCGCTTGTATAAGTAGTCGCATTTGGATAGCGAACTACTCCACACATAGCTGACTGGAGCTGTAACTGATTTACCTGTGCCTGCAAGCTATCAATCTTATTCTGTGCCATAGCATCCAGAATCTTCTGTGTCTGTGCTGTTGTATTTGCGTTGATAGCGGCGGTATTGATAGCACCATTATAATTAACACCATCAATGGCTCTCTGTGTTGTACAGCAACAATCTGCAACCTGTTGCTGAACTGTGTTGAAGTTTCTCAGAGTTTCATAACCAAGAGTGCTCAACCCGTTCTGTAATCCCTGGTAGTTATGCTGAGCATTATCATTCAGTCTGCCAACGGCATTCTCAAGATTGTTGAAATTCATGGCATTACATAATCCAGCTTCTGTAACTGGTTCTCCGTTGATTCCTCTGTTATTTCCAAAGAAACCACCTCCACCAATAAGCAAGAGGATTAAAAGTGCGAAAATCCACATTCCACCATCTGCACCACCAAACATACCATCTTTATTATCAGTGACTGCGGCAATGTCTGCCAAAGATACTCCATCTGTCATAGTAGTATCCCCCTTTCATTTTTGTTATTTATTTGAATTTGCAAATTCCTATTTTAATTGAGACATAAATTCATCTACATCTATACCTCTTTGTTGACATATAGAACGAACTGCCTGTTCTGCATTCATTCCTTTTCCATTTAACATTCCCATAAGTCCTCTAATTTGATTCATATTCTTCATCATGGATTTTGCCTGACTAATTACTTGAGGATTTATCTGTGGGGCTTGATTTTGACCTCGAAATAGACTGCTTGCCATTGTTCATCAACTCCTTTTTAAATTCTTCAAATTCTTCACGGCTGATATAATCAACTTGCTGTATAGGTTTATTTTGTTCTTTTACTTCTGTAAAAGAAAATGTTCTTATAGACGGAAATCCAGCCCCATCGGTTGACTTGATATACATTATATCATCGTTAGCATCAAATAAAGATACAATAGAATTAGCACTCATTTGATATGCTTTCGCACCTTCTAGCCCATTAACTCTTATAAGATTTTGAGGCTGTTCTTGTTGCTGAAAAAACTGTTGATTGTTCATTCCTGGTTGTTGATAAAATTGATTCTGACCGATCAAAGATGCGTACGGATTCTGAAACATCAAATTCCCTCCTTAACTGATTCATTATTGCTATATATCCTCTGACACTTTCTACAGGATTCTTCATTTATTGACTCCTTTTGTATAGTATTTATTACTTTTAATATATCAAGTATGGGAACATCTTTAAGGGTTTCATCATTGATTATTTTTAGAATATCCATGTATGTTCCCCCCTTTCTTTAATTAAATTATAAATAAAAAAAACAACACATACTCAATGTAAAGAATGTGTTGTTTTTGTGTTTACAAAACTTTTAGAATCTTTTTATTGACTTTTCTACTTAGGTGCCTTGCATAATCGTATGATATGTTTAGATTTTCTGCAAGTGCTTCTAATGTTACTCCTTTTGCTCTTTGCTCAAATATTTGTATTTCAAGATTTACAAAATTACAATTCTCTCTAAAATATTCAAGTTCTGGTGCAGTGAAGTCTGATATAATCATCTTCTTCTACCTCGTTTTGGCCTTGATCTTGGTCTCCTGGTTCTTCTTTTAATGGTAGTCGTTTTAACTACCCTAATTCTTGCCATTTATATTTACACCTCCTTCCTCACTATATACAGCATTTCCATTGTCGTTTGATTCTACCTCATAAGATTGTGTACTTGTCTGATCTTCTGATGGTAAGTTCCAAGCATAAAGCCATGCTATATTTGTGGCAAAAAGCAGAATTACTAAAATAACTATGACAACATATAATTTTTTAGTCAAAGCTTTCAAAGTTGAAAGTAATTCTATCGCCAAACTGTCTCCATCCATCATATCACCTCTTCTTTTTATAATTGTTGGAGGATATACCAAGTATAGCTCCTAAAAATGTGTCAATAGCGGTTATGGTACCAACTACTTGTTCTCCATATGGCAGTCCCCAGATACTCGCCAGTGCAAAATATAAAGTGCCTAAACCAGGCAGAAAATATAATGCAATCCATTTCAACTTGTCATATATTTTGTTGCTAATATTCATTTTAACGACATCCTTTCTTCTAATTCTTTTATTTGCTCATCATGAGCTTTTTGTCGGACCTCTAAAACTTGTGATGCAGTTTCTAAACTGTACACACGGTCTATTACTTTGTTATGTCTGTCTTGTTTTTCTTCCAAAGAATTTATATCCTTTTTAATCATTTGTACTTCTGTTTTTACTTCCGAAATTGTAAAATCATGTTGTTTCCTTGTTGTATAGACTACCCCCAGAAATGAGAGTAGTCCAGTTATTAAGGATGATAATAAAGCAAGAGCAGTCTCAGACATTGATGATTACATGACCTCTTTTACCAACAAGGTCTCCTTTCTTAAATTTTTTGGTCCGAATAGCTTTATCCGCTCTTTTGAAATTTTTGCTGAATGATTTACAAGAATCAGGCAAGCTGTATGTTGTGTTATTAGACGCAAGTTTCGGATACCCATAAGCAAAATTGACTGCACATACTGCCAATTCACTGCAATCGCAATTACACTTTTCTATAAGGTGTATCTTGTCAATCTGCCAGTTTATCTTACAGCATTCTCTGAATAAGGATGTACGATCATTCTGATTGTATCCAATGTTATCATTTTCCGCCATTGCTTTTGCGGCTTTTCCTGCTAATTTTCCTCTTTTGGCTGATCTAAATCTAATAACCCATGTCTGCCCAAATTCATAATAAGGGGCTACCTTTACTTCTTTCTTCGTTTGATCTCCTTTTTTTCCTCCAGTGGCTTTTCCATTTTCCCCGATTGACGCCCATGCAAATAAGTTAGTCATATTATTTCTCCTTTCTTTATTCAGTTACTTCTGGCTCCTCGATTGTAGGAGATTCGCCAAAAATAATCATGATTGCGTTTACTAAATTTTCAGGCTCATTATCAATAAGCCTTTGACGGTCAGATGGCCAGTTTCCGTAAGCTTCTCGCTCCTCTGCAATAACGGTATCTACATCATTGACAGAAGCTGTTATCTGATTAACGATAATAACACCATCTGGATTTAATCTTTCTATATATTTCATTTCATCACCTCCTTATCTATAGTATATACTTAATACTCTTTGATTTCCGCTAGGCATTGTGTATAGGCTTGTGCCATTGTATAGAGGGAAATCTTCTAAAGTGACAACATTACTAGTTATTTTTATTTTAGCAAAAAGTCCTTTTGTTGCATCTCCCATTGTTAATTTTGATATGAAATAAGAAGGCTTGTTTGCTAACATAGATGCCGGAACCGTTACTGATATGTTTTCTTGTGTACCACCAGAAGAATTATAGGTCAAAACAAAGATAAGTTCCGATAAAGAATCTAAACCAATAGCACTCAAAGAAATAGATGGACTTTGGCTTGAGAATGATGAGCTAATGCTTTTAAAATCACTGTTTTGTAATTTAACCCAGTTAGCAGTAACACTCCCATTGTTTCCAAAATAAGTGTACACTTCATTATTGAGCCCAATACCCAAAGCATACAAGTCATTACCTGATCCGTTTATAGGAGCAGTCAAATTAACAACACGACAGTAGTTAATTGGAAAATCCTTTCCGATAGCACTTTTAGAGGTTGAGATTAAATTTTTCAAATTCTTAAACTGCGTAGTCGTCATAAGTCCATCTAATGTTTCCGATGCATTTCTTTTAATGTCATCTAATGACAATGTTACCAAGCCTGTTTTATATTCCTCATTATTGGTACCTTTTACCCCGGCTACAGATCCCGCTACATATTGAGCAATTTTTTTAGCCAGCTCATCTGTTAGACTTTTGGTCACATCATATATTGTATATATATCAAGTGGGGCTGTGTAGGGTATAATTGATATATCTGTGATACTCAACGATTCAATTCTTACTTTATACAGCGGCATATCATCTATAAGATCTCCGCCGTCTAAAATATTCCCTTTCGTGTACTCCGGAACTGGCGGTTCTCCTTGAGAAACAGCCGTACCTTTTAGAACAACTAGTGATGCACTTTCTTTGGCACTATCAGCATTTTTAGAATATCTCATGCAGATTAAATCTATTCTAGTCATTCCAGATACGCCATTTTCAATCGTTACATCTTCGTAATCATTAGGCTCAATACCCATCTGTGTACCTTGATTGATGAGCATACCATCTTTTATACGGATTTGGTTATTGTTTATCTTTTCTGCCGAAAAACTATTGCCATAATTCAATATGAATTTTTTTGCTCCGAATATTGAGCTGTTTTTAGCTCTATCATCATCTGATGTCACATGAGCTACACCTGTGTAGCCAGTAACGATATTTACTGCCATATTATATCTCCTTTCTTACATATATAATAACATACATACAATTTCTTTACAATTATTTCTTTGTTTCATAAGTACATTGCACGATATTTTTTTGAATCGTTATAATTTTTTTGCTGATAGGTGCATTAACAACTAGTCCAGTTATGTTATCAATTCCCCCTACAATATCATTCAGATCATAGGTCTGTTGGACAGCACTAAGATCAATGGAAAGTTCATCTTTTGAATATATCTCTTTGATTTGTTGTAATGCCGTTTTCACCATTTCTGCGTAATTGTCAACTACTTTCATGTAATAGGAATTTGGAATAAATGTCATTCCTAAATCTACATTTTCTCTTTTCTCGTATATTTTTCCAGATTCCCAAGTAGCTGAGGATGTGGTTCTTGTCGTGTACACACCTACCTTACTGCTATAGGTTGCAAAGTTAGGTATAGGTGTATTAGTTGTTTTTTTGTAAACAGTTCCGACCTTTGAAAAATTAGGCTTTACGGATTTTGAAGATTTTTTGTAAAATTTATTTTTATGCCAAGGCAAAGATTTATTATAAATCCAGTAGTCACCTGCTTTTGCATAGCCACCAGCCGATGACATTTTAATGTAATATTCTTTCCAATTCTTACTCCAATCAGAGGGCTTTCTCGTTGTTAATTCGTAAGTATCTTTTGTCCCAGACGATACTGATGACCAGCCTTTACCATAATTTGGGTTTCCACCTAAGTTTTCATCATTTACATCTTTGTTGACACCAGTTCCATCGTTTAGATAATAATTCTCATAGTCTGTGCCCCAGTTTTTAGGTTTCTTCGTCACTTTTGTATAAACATCTTCAACGATTGGGACTATATTTTTATACGATCCTGGATTTTCTGTGTCAGGAATCAAATAATTAGTATAGCTTATAAGCCAATCATAGGGCTGTGATGTTACTTTCACATACTCTGACCCATCTTCTTTAGTTACAGCTGAATAAGTATATTCTCCTGTGGATGTGTCAAAAGATTGTGTATAGTAGTTTTCATAATTCCAATCCCAGTCCCAGGGTTTTCCTTTTGTCAAAATATATAAGTCTTTTGTGTTTCGTTTTAGCTGTTCGTAGGATATATCATCTTCGCTGGAATCATCCGCTATTTTATAATAATTGTTATATGATGTATCCCAGTCATAAGGCTTTGTAGCCAATTTCAAATAATTATTAGTTGCCGAAGCAGTCAATTCAAAAAGTGTGTCATATTGTTTTTCACCAAAAACTACTTGACTTCTTCTGCCCAAAATATAATCACTGTCTTGTAGTGGATTATCAGTTAGTGTATATGGTTGGATTCCTCCGTTTTCATCTGTATACAGGTGTATGCATATAGATTTTTCTTTGTCCAAACAAATAAAATGATTTGGAAGGTTTGTGTATTTTTTAATCTCAAAATTCAGCTGGGAAGAATCAAATTCTTCATCAGTAGCATAATTATAAGCCTCAACTGGCTGAACTGAAAACTTTCCTTCGTTCCAGACTATTTTCAATTTTGCTCCATTCGCCAAAAGTAAAGCATTCACAGCGTTAAATACAGGAGTACCGTATTCTTTAGAATATATAGGAAAGTCTACACCATCTAAAATTTCTACATTATCAATAAATCCAGTGTATCTAAATATATCTACAAGACAGTCATGCACATTTCCTGCTATCTCGTAGTAAGCATATGGATATACCGGCTCTAAGCATCGGCTATTTAATATGCCATGAGCGGTTCTTCCCCCATATTTGATAGTACCATTTTTAGTGTTTGAATACACATAATCAACGATACCCCCTATATCAGTTCCAGGGACATATAGCTTATAACCAACCTTACATACATTATTAGCAGAATCTGTCTCTACTTCAAAAGTATTTTCGGAAGATCCAAAAGCTGTGTCCAGAGTATAATTTGATAAAACTCCTAATTCTTCTCCTGTCTCGTTGCAGTATATAAAATCCATATTACCACCTACCTTAATATTTGAATTTTGGAACACTTCTTAATGCGTACGCTTTTAGTGTTATTCTCGAATCTTTTGGAAAAGAAACATGAGAAGAACCATTTACAGTTTTCATTTTTTCAAAAATGTAGTTCTCTCTGTCTCTTTTGCTAAATTCATTTACTTCTTCTCCGTCCACTTTTATTTTTTTTATCGTTTTGTCTGCTGAATTTACTTTCAAAATTTCATTTTGCTCCAGCTTCGTATATACCCTATACATATGATCCATGACGATTATATAAGGCACCTCAATAGGACCTTCAAAAGTCAATTCAAAATCAAACGGAATAAAGGAATCAGAAATAAATCTTGTTACTCCTGTAGACGGTCTGAAGTCATACGGATAGTCATATGGATAGTCCTTGTCTAATGTGTCCTCTGTATCAATCGTATCTAACCCAAATATTCTTGAAACTTCGTGTACCCATTTCCCTGTTTCACATAATGCTGTATAATCGTTTTTCAAAACATATGCTCCGGGTTTCCAAACGCTAGTAGTCTTTTTAGTAATATAGCAAGTCAAATAATAATCATCATCTACAATCAACCTTCCAGGAGAAACAGCATCAATATCCTTTTCAAATATTTCGTTCATTTGATCCATTAAGTCATAGTAACTTTTTTTGGAATCGGCTGAAATTCTTATAGAGAATGTCTTTTCTATAAATTCTCGATTGAAAGCTGTGACATATTTTGCATAATCATTTTTTCTTGTATAGTTCCAGGAGTAATCAAATAGGGTGGTGTCCCTTAATATCTTATAAGCATCACTGCAAAGATTGAGTTCTTCCCCTAAATGATTAACATAAACTATCTTTGTCATTAAATCACGCTCCTAACTATTCTTCCAAACTGTCTTTCTCCAATCTGCACTGATAATCCAGCTTTTTCCAAAGAATCTACCATTGTATCCCCTAAAGATCCTAAACCAGTGTCAAGTGATACTCTTATATTGCTTGCCAGTTCTGTATTCATAGCGTCTTGAATCGTACTCATACCTTGCTTGACCATTGTGACTATTTGCGTTTGAGGGGCGGCTTTCTTGAAACCTACAACCCAGCCTTGGCCTAAAAACTTATCGCTCTCCGTAGTTATTTTAGAAGGAGACTTAATTTTTGCGGCTTTATTTCCGGCTGAAAGAGCATCTTTAACCATTGATTCAACGGCACTCGATAAACCATTTGATCTATTTTCCTCATTCAAACCATTCACAAATCCTCTTACGATATTTTTACCGGCTTTTCCAAACTCTGTCAATGCTTGGCTTGCTTGTTTTTTAGCGGCATTAAGTTGTTTTTTGCTTATGTTATCATCACCATTTTTAACAGCTTTATATAATTTATCGTAATTTGCTACAGCATTTTCAGCTTGTTTCTTCAGAGCTGTATCTGATACAGTTCCATGCTTTTTCAAACCAGTAGCAAGATCCTCACTTGCTTTATTCATCTTCTTTGTAGATTTGCCGACTGAATTAAGAGCTTGCTCGTAGTTAGAAATAGTAGTAACCATATTCTCATAGGTGGATTCGGTTTCTTGTACTGCATCTTTGGAATCCATATACACTTGAGCGGCATCTCCTTGAGCTTTTACAGCTTTTTCCCACTGTTTGGTCATACCCTCTATCTCTGATTGGCTCATACCAGCTTTTTCTGCTTCGTGCTTTTTGTCCAAAGCCTCTTTTACTTTTTGTTGTGCTTTTTTATAATTTTCTTCAGCCTGTGTTAAAAGTTTTCTTTGCTCCGTCAACTTAACCGCCAAAGAAACCTCATTCTTCTTTGCTTCATTATATTCGGATGTTTTGGCGTCGATTGTATTTTTAAGTCTTGTTTGAGCAATATACTTATCCATCTTGGAATTGATTTCGGATAAGTTTGTTATCTTTTTAGAATCCCAGTCAAATTCTATTCCTAATGCTGAGGATAATTCACCTGTAAGATATTGCGCTCTTTCTTCGTAACCTTTCTTGATATTGCCATTTTCATCCGTGATATTCTTTAATTCCGCCCAGTATTGTCTTGTCCTGTCCGTTTCTATATCAATTTGAGAAACTCTTGAATCTGCCTGTTCCTTGGCACTCAGATAAGAATCGGAAAGTCCTTGCACTTCTTCCTTTTGCTTTGATAACTCTTCTGTCAATCTTGCATTGGCCTCTGTGATCTTATCAAAGTTGGAAGATATTGTATCACTTTCGGATGAGGATGTTGCAACAAATGCGGCTATTGCTGTAGTCAATGTGACTATTCCTGTTATTATAGCCACTATAGGATGAGCCGACATAACTGCCCATAATCCCATAAGAGCGGCTTTTACAGTAGGTATTATAGCCACAAGCGTACTCATGATCGTTATTACAGTGGAAATTGCCTTGTATGCTAAAAATCCTGCAAGAACTGATGATATTATTGGCAGTATTATTTCCATATTATTAGCCAACAATCCAAAAGCCTCTGCGATCAAAGGTATCACATTACTTGCTAAATCAAGAACGGTGCTAATAACAGGTTTCAAAGCGTCATAAATGTTGAGGATATATTTCCAAAGTGTTTGAAGAATCCTTCCTAAACTGCTCCATATTGATTTACCCGCTTTTCCTATTTGAGAAAGCATATTGCTGAATGACTTTCCGATGTTTTGACCAAACAACATAGTAACTATATCAGTGGATGAGGACTTGATGGACTTAAATATTCCCGGTATCTCTTTTGCTATGGATGAAACCAAAGTTTTCAGAAGAGATACAGATGTGGTCAATAAATAAGGAAGAATTGACGGTATATTATTCACTATCGTTTGAAGCACTTCCGATATTTTAGAAACTACTTTCGGTATCATTTGATCTATAAATGATATTAGTTCTGGCCCAATCTTTGTTGTGTATGCAATCATATCGGAACCTAATTTTTGCAAGCTCCTCAAAACTTTTGGTCCAACTGTACTTATTATATCAATGATGGAATCTAGCAGTTTTGGAAAAGTCTTAACAAGGTATGATGTTATCATCGGAACAAATTCTTTCAGCCCTGTAGAAACTAACTTTCCAACGCCATCAAGTGTTCTGCTAATGACTGGCGTTAAATTCTTCATAACAGTTTCTACCGATGCTATAAGCTGATCGAATACTTCATCAAAGTTTTTTCCTGTTGACATTGCCACCAGCAAATTTTGCCATGAAGCCTTCATGGCATTAACTGAACCCTCTATGGTTGTGGAGGCTTCTTTTGCGGATGTGCCTGCTATTCCAAGACGCTGTTGCATGATGTGGATAGCATCAACTATCTGGTCGAATGATACCTTTTGATCTAAATTCTTTGCTGTTAAATCTTTTGCGGCATTTCCTAATACCCCAGAATCCGCTACAAGCCTTGCCATCTCCGATTTTGTACCACCATAGCCAAGCTTCAGATTATCCAGCATTGTATAGTTTTGCTTTGCAAATCCTTGATACGCATTTTGAATCATCTTCATATCTGTACCCATCTTATTAGCATTATCTGACATATCAATAATAGCTTTGTTGGCCTTGTCTGCGGCTTTGTCCGTGTCTCCTTTTAATCCTTGCAATAAAGAAGCACTAAATGATGTGACTGTTTCCATATAATCATTGGCGGATAGCTGTGCAGTCTTGTATGCTTGATCTGCATATTTTTGGACTTTTTTACTTGACGATTTGAAAAGTGTATCAACACCTCCAACTAACTGCTCATAGCTTGCAAAAGCCGATACGGCACTTTTTCCGACTGCTACTACTCCAGCCCCTACTGCCGCAACACTAGCGGTAACAGCTTTAGCTCCAACTTTCACGCCTTTTGTTATGGTGCTAGTCATTGAGGATAGCCCAGATTTTAACCCATCTTCGTTCAAACTGGTATCAATAATTACGGAACCGTCTGACATTTCTTCACCTCCTAACTGTTATAGAAAAGATCGTTTATTTCTTTCATTTCTTCTGACTCCTTTATTTCTTTAGGAAACGACCATATTCGTTTTAATTCTTTTCGTATAGATTCTTCCGATCTTGTGTCTTTCTTGTAGCTCCTCATGTAGATTATATTTTTTATCATGCAATTATCCGGCAGAGAGTTAAATAAAGCCAAAAATTTATGCCAGTGCAGATATTCTATATCTACAAGATCAATATGGTAACAGCTCATGAATGATGCATAAATGTAACTTCCATCTTTGATAAAATCAATTACTTTGGTAGTGTCTGTCACATTATGCTCAACTGGTGTGACTTCTTTTGGAGCCATGAACTGCTTTATTTGCTCCACTGTTTCATCTATATGATTTGTACATCTTTCAAAATCTATTGGAAATCGTATACATTCCAAAATATCCTTTATAGGAATTTCTTCTTCCGACATTTTTTCCGAAAAATTGAGCCAGAATCTAAAATCTGTTTTTATTTCAACAAAACTCCCAGACACTATTATAGAATCCGGGAGCCCTTTTTTGCTTAGATCAATCATTATTTATAAGCCTTCAGCTTTTCTGTGGATTCGACAAGCTGAGCTACTTTATTTAATTGACTTTCATCAATTTTGGAAGCAATCTTGTCATTGCTGTAATTTGTCAGAGGAGAATTGTAAGTATCCACGATTCCTAAAAACATGATATTCACATCATTAGGATCAACATCCTTAAATTCCCCGATAAGATCCACTAGTTCTGATTCTCCAAGCAAAGAACTGAGAAAAGTATACATTCTCTTTAGCTTATCTCGGAATCTTGCATCCGAATCTGAGAAGAGTGTTACTTGCTCAATCTCTTCCGCAATACCCATTGTATATGCGGGTAGAGAAACTGCATCTCCTTCCTGTGTGTAATAAGTATAATCTTTCATTGTATTTTGCCTCCTTTTATTTTATACTAAAATACATTCTCAAAGATTTGTTAGAAGGTGTTAGGTCAGGCGGCAGGCGACTTTGTAAATGACGGAGAACCATCCTCAATAGTGTAAGTACCTTTTTCAATATCTCCACCGATTTTAAGAGAAAATGTAATCTTACCATCTACAGTATTTAATACTTTTGATGTAAGTGTAGCAATTCCTCTCCAAGCTCTCTTATCCGTTCCACCAAAACACATCAAAAACGGAACTTTTGTTGCTGATCCAGTAGGCAGGTCATAGAGTTCTTTTGCCAAGAAATCATACACGGCATTTCCTTCATAGCAAGCAATCTCCTGTGGGAGTTCCGGCTTGTTGGAGTTAATCTCTGTTACTGCATTTGCATAGCAGATATAATCCATATCTTCTTCCTGCTCGTTTATCGTAAGTTCAAAAATTGTGGAAAAGTCTATTCTTTTCCATGTACAAGCGGCCAGGGTCAAATCTTTATCCACATCCAAAAATGGAATAAACTGATTTCTGGTCAACTTAGTCATAGCATCTGACATATCATTACTTCCTTTCTAAATATTCAATATAAAATTGTCCCTCATATCTTGCAATGTTAGGATTATCATCTGTCACATACACTTCCGGGGCTTTATACACACAACCAATATCACTGACTGTGGTATTATCCCCTAATTCTGGATATGATCCAGATTCATTTTGATCCTCAACATATTTGATTATTTTATCAAAAATTGACATTGCCTCAAAGTTTAGGTCACTGGTGCCAGCTTCGTCATAGTCTTTCACGATATTCACATAAAACAATAATCTGACTTCTTTTGATCCGTCATTATAAGTGTTTATCGTGATGCTGGAGGAATTAGAATTGATAGAAGCGGAGCCTGCATCCAATGGGATCACATTAAAATAGACATAAGATCCAATATTTTCGCAGTTTAGCAACCACTCTGCTATCTTTTCATAAATATCATTCATTTTATTTCCTCCTGATATACTCTGTTATGGCTTTAGCAACCATTTCTTTGTTTTCAGCAAATGCTTTTTCTTCCCAGTGACTTGTAGCCAAAGGGTGCTGTTCCTTGCTATAATTTAATAGGCGATCTGTCTTGCTTATGCCTTGCCACTGATAATGTGAGTAAGGTTGGACATATTTGACTTTCCAAGGTTCTGTCGTGTAGCTTGAACTTAACAGACCTGAATCCATTGGAACATATTTCTTAAAAACATTTCCCCAAGTTTCTGCGGAAAATCTGCCAACCTTATCATCAAGTATATGGCTTACTATTTTTGGTGCAGGTGCTATTACGATAGTAACACCCATAATATCAAACCCCCATTACGCGGAATTCAAAATTTGCTGATAGCTTACGATCAACCTGCTGAATACTTCTAATGTCGCAAGTAAATGGCTCATACTGGTTTTTTATTGTAACTATATTACCATCAGTTACTTCTTCTTTCACTTCTCCTAATATGATTGTATCAGAAGAGCTCAAAGTGTAAACTCCGGATTTATCAGCTAAATCTTTCCAAGCATTATAAGGAATATATCTACCTGTAAATGGGATTAAGACTGTGAACTGCTGTCCCATTGATACGGTGGTACCTGAAACATTTGAGATGCTTGTTACTGTATATTCACAATCGTTTATAATTGTCTTGTACCATACATCTCTATTTGTGGCTGAATCTTTTCTTTTAAGCTTATTCAGAAGCGTTATTTTTCCTCTCAAATCTTACCAACCTCCCTCTATAGAATAGTTCTGGGTATTTCGGGTATAGATACTCCATCATGATCGTGCAAAAGCGTTCAGAAACAGACTTTTCCAAGTCTTTAGATGTATCATATCCAAATGTTTCTATGCCATTGCTATAGGAAGTGATTCCAACTCCTGAATTGCTTAAATTGTTAACCTCAAACTGTATATCTAAAAGTTTTGCCTCTGTCATTTTAATGGATTTTGGAATTTCTGTCATATTTTTTACAAATTTTGACAAATTACCAGAAGTGATATAATCCATCTTAGATTCTACCTCAAACTGTAATAATGGGAATGCATCCTCTGTACACTTCCCATCCAACTTCTGATATTCGTCAAATGTCAAATAACTCAAAGAACACATCCCCTTCCATTACTCAGCTTCTGAGGCGGAGGCAACCTTAGTCGCTGACTTATTAGCTGATCTTTTTTTAGGAGTCTTTTTAACTGGTGTTGTAACTACTTCCGTAGCACCGTGTTTCAAATACTGCTGTGCTACGGATTTGTTATGCACCGTTAAAATGACGCCAGTTGGTAACTGTATTTCCATGACTTGTCACTCCTTATGCGGATGTTACTTTCGTTTTACCTACTCGGACAACTTTGCTGGAAGAATCCAGTTCTACAACAACGATTTCTTTATTGCTAGCGGCTGTAATTTCTGATGTACCATCCCAGGTAGTATATCCGCTAACTGTAGATTGCAAAGAAGGAATATCAACGGAATCATCTACCTTGTAAGAATAAGTGTTTGAGCTGTTCAGTTTACCTGGAGCTACAGAAATCTTTGTTTTACCTGAGGATGTTCCTGCTTCGGATGTAACTGTCATTACTCCACCTGGTGCATAGTACAAGATTGTTTCTGGGGTAACAACCTTTGTACCATAGTAGAAGAAAAGCTCCACTGCCATATCCTCTGACAGAGGGATTTTTTCTGCTGAATACGGTGTACTTTTAACCGGCTGTGCAATAGATCCATCAACCTGAAGGATAAAGCTACATCCTTGTGGAAGTCTTACAGTTGATATGATTCTTACACCGTGATAAGTCTGGAATGTTTCAGCCGCTGTATCTACATTTGCATTGTTTGTTTCTTCATCAAGATACTTTCTGATCTTGCTGTAAACCTGCGGAGTACACTGTATAGACATCAGTGAGCGATCAACACCGTCGATATAATCATTTTGCAATGTTTCCATTGTAACAATAGCCTCTTCCAGAATATCTTGGATTGCTGTTGTTCCGGAGGACGGTGTGAACTGTGTTCCTTCTTTTACGCCTTCTTTGAAAAATTCAGAATCTAATTCTGCCGCCATTCTCATAGCGTGATTTGCGGATCGTTTAGCGATCAAACCATCTACACCTAATAAAGAAATATCTTTCTGGGATATTTCCTCTATAAACTCTCGATCCTGATCAATAGCAACTGTTACCGGCTTACCTTCGATATTATCGCCTTTTCCATTTGTTCTGGCAGTACCGTATTTCTTTGATGTAGCGTTTGCAAATCTCTTTGCTTCTACAGTACCTGCATCTGGGTCTCCGGAAAGATCAGTATTTTTGATCTGTCCTGAAATTGTTGATTTCTGAACATTCTCTATGACACCATCATAGGCTTCGCTTAATAGCATTTTGCCGTCTGGGTCTAAAAGAACGCTTAAAGATGTTATTCTTGCCATTTCTAATCTCCTTTACTTAATACTTACCAAATCCTTGGTCTTTCCTGTTTCTCTGGTTTCTGCTGTGGTTCCGGATCCTTTCCTGTTGATTTTGATGCAAACTGTGGCTTCGGTGTATCATCAGGTTTAGGATCATCTTTATTCTCTGTTACAAAGGCACCAGCATCTGACTTTTTATAAGATTCCAAAAATTCGTCAAATCCTTGCAATTCACCATCTTTGAGCTTCATTTCCTCTTTCAATGCGTCCGCAATAAATGCTTTTTTTGCGGAATTCGATGAAAACTTTATGTCAGAAACTTTCCTCTGTACAGCAAACTCATAGGCTTGTTTAGCCAACTGCTTTTCATAATCTGTTTTAGCTGTGTCATAAGTGGACTGCAATGTTTCAAAGTCTTTTTGTAAACTCTTCAACTTTTCCGAATCTGTGCCTGCCGCATTCAGCTTGGTTTGCAAATCTTTTATATCCGCATCCCTCTGCTGTATATCGGTATCATACTTATTTTTGTAAGTCTCGGCGTCCTGCTTGGCTTGCTCAAGAATTGTTTTCAAATTATTGACTTCATTTACTGTCTTATAATTCTCCACCAACACTTTGTCAAACTCTTCTTTTTTGTCCTCTGGCAGTGTTATGCCAAATTTTTTGAAAATCTCATAAATGTTAGTCATTTACCTTTCCTCCTATAATCTAAAATGATTTATTTAACCCGCTTTCCGGGTTGTGGATTACTTATAAACATATTATACACAAACTATCAACATTTGTAAAGTAGTTTTTTGTAAAAATGTTAGTAATTTGTGTATAACTTGTTGATAACTTAACTTACACACAAATTATACACAAATTGTTGATAACTAACAACAAAAAACAAAGTTACCAACTATAATTGTTGATAACTTTGTTGATAAAATGTTAATAACTACAGCTTATACCCAGGAACACTTGCTCTATCCCATTGTTTTCGTAGATTTGCTTGTTTTGCTGTATAAAAATAAGCTTGTTTTAACTTTTTCAGCTGTTTTTCTTGCTTTTCTGTATCAAACCCAGCTTTATTCAAAGCCATGATCTTCTCCTGTGCATATCTCATTTTAGTTTCCAGATTTCTCATGGTCTGGCTGGCTTCATATCGTGTTATTTTAGTGCCATTAAGTTCAATTTTTTCTTTGGAAAAATCTTGCATACTCTTTAGTTCTTTCTGTGTGTATGCTGGAGGGGATATTCCTAGAACTATATAGGATATTCCATGCTTACAGTTGCAAGTGCCGAAGTGTCGTTTCAAAGAATCGTTGATGCTATGATATTTAGAAAGACTATATTGAAGACCTTGATAGGGTAAATGATCTTCTGCACATAATCCATGAGCATCAATTTCAACACCATCAGCACCATATTGTCTTCCTGCTTCTAAACGGACACCGTAGTTGACTTGACGAACTCCTTCTAAAATGTTCATCCTAGCCGCACTATCTAATCTCCTAGTTAATCCGCTGGAATACTTCACCCTGGCACCTTTGGCAGATTTATCGGCTACTATTTTTTGCAATACTTCTTGATAACTGTCCATTCCGGTAGCCACTGTGTCTATTGCCAAGTCAATAGCATCTCTGTAATCGTTGGATATATTTGAGGTGTTTGACATATTAGCGAAAGTTCCTGCAGTTAAATTTTTGACAGAAGATATATAATTCTGTATTGCTATATTTTTAGAAAATTCAGGCTGATTGATTCCTTTATGCTTATACATATATGCCACATCTTTATAGATTTCTTCTGCACTACGATCATAAAGCTTATATATCTCTTGTAAGGCTAGTCCAGTTTGCTTTGAAAGATACAGATTGATCTCCTCAATGTTGTTACCCATTTTAGCCATTTGCTGTAACCTGTGCATATTGTCCTGATCTAATTTACCGATTTCTTTTATTTGCTGAGCCATTTTTGAAAGATAGAAAATATTTACTTTCTCAAACCTGTCCGCTATTCTAAAAGCAATGTTAGTTAATTCATCATCTGCTATAGCCATTCACATCACTCCTCATTTTGATCCAGATTTGATTCTAAAGAATTGTCTGTAGTAGCTGGTGATGAAAACAGATCATCCATCATATTTTTTTGAGCCTCTTCTTGCATCTTATCAATCTCCAGCTGTGCTGATTCTATAGATTCTCCTGTGTACCAGGCACGAACCTCGGCTTTACTTATTATTCCTGCACTTTGCAAAGTCAGCTTATGTTCCATTTCAGTATCCGTATCGGTCAAAATACTGTCTTTCCAATCAATGTTAGTATCGTACTCCCCGGCAGGAGCAAGATTATACAGCTCCGCAAACACATTTAACGCATACACCACATCCAAAAGGCACTGTTCTAACGCTGATTGTAATTCAGAAACTGTGATATAGGTTCTTTGCTTAACCAGCTTGATCTCTGTTGCTGTTCTTGCTTCCGCCTCCACTTGAGATAATGTTCCTCTTGCAAGTCCAATCATATCCTCTATTTTATTCGTGTAGATGTTCAAACCTTGAATATAATTGGTGTCTCTTAACCCAGGAGCCCAAGCCTTATAAGTATCATCTTGACCCATATCAAGCCGGCGATATAATCTATCTTGCAAATCGTCCATTACTGCTTTTGTTCCAAAGTAGCCATCCGTATAAGTCAAGGCAGTAGGGTCTACATCTATAGCAAGCTGTCCTCCCTTATATTCCCAGTCAAGGCGACTGAACTGTTCATCTGCCTTTTTTATCAAAGTGCAGGCAGGGCTAAAAATAGATATACCCAATGGGCTTTTCATATCAATGTTGTTTGCAAGAGGAACTTTGAAAAAACCATACAAAGGCTTTTCTACATCTTCCAAAACTACGGGCTCTTCACTGATTCCTGACCACCTCTCAATAGAGGATAAAGGTATCTCTTTTCCTAAATCTTGTTCTGTGTCATCACTATTGTCGTTATTGATCTGAGCCTTAAAAGCTTTGTTTTCGATCACGATCATATTTTTTTGCTGAGAAAATGTCTGCCGTTCTACTTTTGTGTACACATATTTTCCGGCTGTAAACTGATCGAAAAAAGCAATGTCAATAATGTTTTCTTCATCATCAAAAGTAATTGGGTAGAATTCTCCTTGATAATTAAAATCAAGATAAAGCTGTCCATTGCTCATATACGGCTTTATAATCATTCCACCAAGTGCAAGAGCTTTCTCAAATGCTCTTGGCAATTTCTTGATAAGTCTTTTTTGATATATCTCGTTCAAAAATGTAGCTCTTGTGTTTGCCTTCTCTAACTGATCCTGTGATATTTCATCATCCACGCCCGGTTCTGTAATTGATGTTTCCATCTCGGAAAGTGTCTGTTGCTGTAATGACTGGCAGATCTGCTTTCCTAATCCTAGTGAATATATACCCTTGTCCTCATCCAGCCAAGGACTTTCATCCTTGTATATTGATTTCCAAAGTTCAAAAGCATCCGACATTTCATCGGATATGGTGTTATCGTTTAGTTCAAATGCATCCGTGATTGACTTATATCCAATCATCTTTTCTATTGCTTCGTAAATGAGGTTTAACAGTTTTTTTATCATTTATAATCTCCTTTCTTTTATGCTCCTCTTCTCTTCCAAACCTTTTCCATTGCGTATCTTGTCATATCAATGCTGTGGTTATCAGCATCCGGATACACCGAAGTAGGATTGCCTTCTTTATCCAATTCATATTCATACTTCTTAAATTCTTTAGCTGTTTCCGGACATCTGACTGGGTCTATAACAATTTTGATAAGAGACTGTAACCACTTCATGCCGTAACGAACACTATCCGGACCCTTTTCTGCTCCTCTTGCATTTATTCCATAGGATCTATAATCTGCTATGGACTTATTCTCAGCACTGTCGCAAGTTACTACATCATATCTTCCAAGCTTGAATTTATCTTTGAGTATCTTCCCGGTTTCACTATTTCTCATTTTGTTTGTCCGAAATTCTTCGAAGATATACAAAGTCATTCTTGCTGAATCATAATGCATACAGCCATAATGAAATGGATCTGGAAACCATCCCCAGTCTACACCTCTATACAATCTATCAAAGCTTGATATTTCCTCATCTGTTATTTGTCTTATCTCTAAATTGTCAAATACTTCTGTACCATTGCCAACGGGTATTCCAAGATATTCATGTTCATAGGCTTTTGGGTTTACCATTTTAAGCCATTCTGCGTCATCTATAAACTGCTGACCCAGCCACTCTATAGGGGATGTTAGATAGGTTGTTTGAGATACAAGTGTATCTTCTCGCAACTTCTCTTTCTCTATATAATCATTTGCCCAGTTTTGTCTTGACTTCGGCGGGTTCATTGATTTGAATACAACGAAATCATTACCACCACGAATGACAGATTGCTGTACTTTACGGATTTCTTCTTCTCCAGCAAATTCGTCAAATTCCTCGAACCATAAGTAGCCTATATATCCAAACGGTACTTTGATTGACTTTGATTTTGCCGCTTTGTCTAATCCTTTGAATATTATTTTTTGCCCAGTTGGAAGATATTCTGCCCTCATTGGGGATTTAGTCAATTTCCATAAATGACTAACACCTAAAATATCAACAGCCCATTCAATTTGTGAGAATACTGAGGTTTCAAGTGTATCCCCAACTTTTCTATATATTACTGCGTGCTTATTCTTATTTTCCTTTTTCATCATACTATAGATTATCTCTATAGATACAAAAGAAGATTTTAAAGAACCACGACCACCAGTCAAATCATAATAGGTATGTCTTCCGGATTGTATATCCTTATGCACACTATAAAATGCTTTTCCAATACATTTGGAAAGTGGTCTACCTTTAATTACTTTCTTCATCTAAATCATCCTCTATCTCAATATCATCGGAATCAGGAATATCGTCTATTATATTGACAGCACATTCCACTTGAATACTTTTGGCTCTTACATCCAAACGCCTCGCAAGTTCTCCTGCCGCCCTTGTTCTATCACTTAATGAAGCATCAATATCGAACTGATCTTTCTTTTCACCTCTCATCACGGAAGTAAGATACTCCATCACTTCCTGAATGTCTGCAATCTTTTCCGACTCCAGTCTTTCGTTTATTGCGTCTATATAATTGACGATTTTAATGTTTTTTAGTAGGTTACAACCTTGTACATGAGCTGTTTTAGGACTATATCCTGCTTTGATTGCAGACTGTGTGATGTTATTTGTTTTCATATACTCTTGTACAAATCTTGCTTGTCTTTGGTTCAAATACTTCTTTGCTTCTTTTTCTTTACTTGTTTCTTTACTCATTATTTTTTACCTCCTGCCAAAATTCATTTAATGTATTTATTACTTTGATTTGTGATGCTGTCTTTATAACCTCCTTATTATTATGTTTTACTATATACATTTTAATAAATCTATCTTGTTCTTTAGAATAAAATTGATTTGTATTTATGCATACTATTACTCCTTTTTGTTTTAATGCTGTTTGTAATTTAAACATTAGTTTAGACATATCTGCCACTATTGTCCCTCCTCCTTTTTTTTATTTTATTGTTTTTTGTACAATTATACAATATTTTTAATCAAATGTAAACAATAAAAAAGTAGGTAGAATACCTACCTACTTTTGGCTATAATATGTTTGCATGAAGTATTTATTGATTTGCCTATCCAAACTCTTTTTCTTATTTGCTTTTTCAATCTCCTCCTTATACGCTTTATACTTTTCACAAGTGCAATGACAGTCTACACTCCTATTCTTGCAATCTCTAACGCAGGGTATTTTCATACACTACTTCTCCTTCCATAACTTTTTATGATTGTTTTCCTCTGTGTACTTCCTCCAACACACCGCTCCCATTCCCAATTCTATTGCTTGAGAATTCTTTAATTTTCTGCCACATCTTTTGCACACTGTTTGTTTTCGATTATTCTCCATATTATTTCCTCATTCCTAGCTGACATAAAATACAGCTTTCTATTTTTTTTGAGTTCTTCTTTTGAAACATTTCCACACCGACCATTCAGGTATCTCTTGTCTATCGTTGTTATCTGTTCACACAACGCATTATTGATTTTTCCTTTGAAAACAATGTCCGCATGAACCGGCAATTTTTTAACTCTTGTGGTTAATGGGATAATATTTACATTTTCACAATATGTATTATTATACTCATTGCTAATAATGATAGCCGGTCTTATCCCTCTTTGGTAGTGATTCCCAGTTGGAAATACTTCTGAAAAATCAACCCAATATACTTCTCCTCGTTTAATCATATATAGCCTCTTCCTTCAATATCTTTTTTGCAATTTTTAACTGTCTTGAAACTAAACTTTGGCTGAATCCAATCATGTCTGCTATTTCCTGTTGATCATACCCAAGATAAGACAGTTTGCATATATGAGCAAGTCTATCATCCAATAGCTTTGGTATGTCAAGAAGTATCATTTTATCAAACACATCTCTGTCACCTGGTATAATGTCATACAGTTCCGTTCTTCTATTTTCACTGTCCGGACAAGTCTCACTGGACAAGCTTATCACAAGTGCGTCTCTTTTTGCCGCTTTCTTATCTCTTATCTCAATCAAATGATCCATCTTAAAACAATGCATTGCAAAAGTGGAAAATTTACCTTTGCTTGGGTCAAACTTTTTTGCTGCTTTACATAAAGATAAAGCTAATAGGTCATAATATTCATTCTCATCCAAGTTGTTTTTGTTTATGTAAAAATAGATGAGATTGTGATTATCCTCAACTATTTTCTTTTGTTTCGGTGTAAGCATATACTCACCTCCTAACTTTCCATTGAGTAGAGAACATCTAACTCAATATCTTCAATCTGCTCTGGTGTGAAACCTAAACCACGCAACACATCCGCTCTTTTATCACAGTATATAAATGCTTCCAGAGTGCTATCTTTATAAAAGATAAGCATAGCCTGCTTAAAACTTTTAACCGCTCTGTCACGGATAAAAGAATCAATATCACTCTCGCATTTGAAGTGTACTCCGTCAATGTAATAGCCTTTATAGTTTCTCATAACAATCATCCTTTCTTTTTTATTTCTTTGTTTTACTATATGTATATTGTAATACATAAAACTTATTTTGTCAAGTATTTTTATGTAAAAAACCTGCTTTTATTTCAAGCAGGTCAATACTAAATAATCCAAAGCTATATCTTCATCCACTTTTCCCATCTTTATACCAGCTTCTACTTTTTGACAAAAAAGCATATTTCTCCGTAATTCTGATAGACTATATCCTCCAATGTTTTTATTGCAACCCCATAGTTCGCCCTTTGTTAATCCAGTTCTTTCCATTGCACCATTCTTATTATTCCCAAGCCCTTGATAAGCCAATAAATTCCGGAAACCATTGTACAGAATAGATGCTATCATCATGGCTGGTTCTCCTTTTCTATTCGCTTCTTCTAATTTTTTAATGGCTAAATCTGGATAGCCTCCTAATACAGCATCCGTCAGCTCAAAAGTAATATCTCCGATTTCTTTATGAAATAAACCTTGCTTATCTAACTGATCGAAACAATCATTAGAATCTAAATTTATGTTGAAATTAGATAGTCTACTAGATTGAGCCTGCCATATTTTATCAATTTCCATCAAAATTCTTCCATAATCATTATGGCAGTAACTAATCAATTTTCTTGAATTTTCATCACTTAAATCAGGTAAATCACGCTGGATGTATTGTTGTAACACTTCATCAGATAAGTGAGAAAACTCAACGATATTTTGTTGGTTCTTCTTTACAAATGCCGATCTTTTATCTAGTGAGTGGTATCTCAAGATCACATAATCTTTCTTAAAATAAGACTTTACTATTTTCCAGATTTCCTCATTTTTTATAAAATCAGGATCATCTGTGATCGTGTATATTTTTCTTGATTTGTCAAGACTTTTTTTGCCAACCTGTTTAACAGCATTGGAAACCTTTTGAGCTGGTATAATTTTACCTTCTACGGCTTGAGCTATATGTTGGATATAAATGTCCAAAATAGTTTGTTCTTCTCCAAATAGGATTAAAAAATGCGGAATAGAACCACTTGAAATTCTTGTCATAAGCTGTGCTAATTCCATCAGAATAAGCCCCCTTTCTTTTTCTTCTTAACTTTTTTAGCTGGAGAATTGATTTCTGACTTGTAACTTCTTAAACCTACCTCAGCTATATGTTTCAAATAAGTCTTATCGTACTCATTTAGTCTGCCATACAAATCAAACCCGGTGCTTCCGTCAAAATCTTGAAAACAATAACCATATTGAGTTTGTGAAATATCTACAATTTTTTGTAAACTAACCAACTGACGACACAATTCATCATATTGTTTATCGGAAAGCACTGGATTATCCAATTCATAGTAAGCTATTGAATTTATAATAATCTTTCTTTGAAGAAAATTTACACAATCCAGTTTATTCCATCTTCTCGGAAATTTCTGCATTTTTAGTCCTCCATTATGATTAAATCTGAATACGGTAAACTTTCAATCCACTTGCAAAATTCTCTCCATTCATCTAGCTTATGGTTTTTCCTTGAATGATACATATTATCTAATACCTCATAATTCATCATGACATTACGAGTCTGATTATAGCTACTCGGAAGAAGCTGAATCATCTGCCACCACCACTCTTTTTTAGCATCCGTATTGCACCAATGGTATTCGTCCCTTGCCTCGTTCAATAGCTTAATAGTTTCTTTCAAATGAACAAGCCAAGAATTTTCAAGATGTTCACAACTAAAATCCCCTAAAGTAAACTCCTTCTCCTGAATCTTGTGCATGGTTGAGCAAGAGTTAGCAACAGTGCCAACCTTATATGTATCAAACTCTTTCCACAAATACAAAGGTGCAGTAATCCTCACATACACCGGAATCATTCTCATAAATTTTCTATGGTCTGTACCTGAATTAGATAAGCGCTTCATGAGTGATTGGTCGTTTTCTCCAAGTTTCCACTTAATAGGTTCAATATATCCATCATACTTATCTGGACAATATAATCCACTATCACTCTTATCCCATGAATTCATAGGATTCCGCATTCCTTCAATAATAAACTCCATCTGCTCTGGTGAAGGTAAAACGGTATGTTCTAATTTAATCATATTATTTCTCCTTTCAATGTCTCCAGCATTCTAATAAGCATTGATTCAATACTGGCTTTTTTATTGATGCTACTTCTTTGCAATTCCTGTCTGCACGAACAAATATCTTTTATGGTAGAAAGAGGAAGAGAACAAAATCCATAAGAATCATATAATTTCTTTTCAAATATCCTCATGAAAATCAAGCAATCTACCTTATCCTTGTCAGTCTTCTTAGCCTCTAATTGTGTAGTGGCTTTCAACAATTTAGTACCACTCTTAGTCCTGAATGCTTCCAGTACATCATCCACACATTTCTCTGCTTGCAAGATCTTTTCCTTCGGTGTATTAAGGAGACCTATATTATTGCAGTATTTTAATAAAGTTTCGTCCATTGTTACTTTTTGCATTTCTTGAATAGTATAAGGCTCCATCTTGATGACTGTTCCTCTACTCTTGATTGTTCCCAGCATATTATCTATATTTTGCACAGTCATAATGAAATAAGCATTATTAGGTGGTTCTTCAACTACCTTTAAGAGAGCGTTTTTTGCTTCATTTTTCATATCATCGGCATTTCTAAAGATATAACAGGCAGGTTCTGTAATTGTGTAAGCATTTTCTATTGTTTCCCGAACTTCCACAATACTATTTCCCATGATTATTCCCTTTGCGTTTATCATTTTTATAATGACTTTTGCGAGTGTTAATCTTCCACTACCAATATCCCCGGAAATGATAATGAATCTGGGTACTGACTTATTACATCGCCACTGGATAAGAGTATTTATGTTGTTTTTCTGACCAATCATATATCTACTCCTTTCCGCAATAAATCAAAATAGATAATTCAATCAATGTCTTTGGGTCGTTCTCCCATTTAATCTGACTATTCAAAGAAACTACAAAGTCCATAACATCAAATAAACTATCATCAATAAGCTGTTCTAATTCATTCTCCAATGTATTGGGTAGACTAATATAATCAAAATTCTTATATAACGAATACTTTTCCACCTCAAGAATGAACTTAGCAAAATCTTTCATAAACTGCTTTACATCTTTTCCTGCATTATATACATCTTCAATTACTTTAATTGAAATCTCTTTTTCCTTTCCCTCTAATGCGGATAAAAATGTTATGAATGTGCTGTAATCTTCTGCACCAATAGTTTTTAAAACATTTTCCAGTGTTAAAACATCTGACAAAGATAGGCACTTATCCATCAGTGTGATAGCATCTCTCATTCCTCCACTTGATACCTTAGCTATATACTCAACGGCATCAAAATCGTAATGAATATTGGAAGCATCGTTCTCCTGTTGAATGATGGAGATTAACCTATTTAAGATACCTTCATTACTTATTTTCTGAAAATTGTATCTTTGCACTCTGGAAAGAATAGTTGCCGGAATTTTCTGTGGATCCGTTGTGCAGAAAATGAAAATAGTAAATTTAGGTGGTTCTTCGAGTGTCTTTAATAATGCTTGCCACGCCCCATTTGAAAGAGAATGACACTCGTCAACAATAAATATCTTATACTCTGCGTCTAGTGGTTTTCTCTTCGCATCCTCAATGATCTGCCGGATATTATCCACACCGCTATTAGATGCCGCATCCACTTCGATAGGCTTACCTTTGCTGTCATTTATCATATTTGCAAAAATTCTAGCACTTGTAGTTTTGCCTGTTCCGGCTGGACCTGTAAAAAGATACCCATGCTGAAATGTCTTTGTTGCAATCTGATTTTCCAAAATGTCTTTGATTGCTGTCTGTTCTGTCATATCATCAAATGATTTTGGACGATATTTCACCGCCAATGATTCTTTTGCCATCTTCTTGACCTCCTCTGAATTAAAAAAGTATATCCAGCAATCTTACACAACAAATGAAGATTGCTGGGATTCCAAACCAAATAAGCAAACAAGGTAATACTATTGGCCAAGCAAGCCAAATAAGAATATCCCACAAAACACTAAAATCACAATTAAAAAATTCAGCCAATGTTTCCAACTTAAAATTTAACCTGTAGTCAACAAATGTTCCCACAACTGCGGATATAAAAGTCATTAAAAAATAAAAAATTAGTATATACATCATTTTTCCTCCTTTTTAGATGATCTATATTTTCTTGACAGATACGACATATAATATCTGGCTTCTTCGTTTGAAATAACTGTTTCTTCTGTGTAAAATCTTTCTTTGCAATTTTTGCATAGCCTGGTGCGAAAAACATTTAATTCAATTTTTCGACTGTTGATAACATTTGAATATTTAGAACCACACTTAGGACATTCCATTTTTACCCTCCTTAAAATCGAGATACTCCAGAAACTGCCTTTGACTTAATATATACAAGTCATTATCTATATTCGGGTTAAATCTAAAAGCTAATGAATATTCTTCTTTTCCTTGTTCATATGCTTGTTCTCTCATTTTATCTATCCACTCTTTTTTAATTGTGAATGATGTTTGTGATTTTGTAGGTGTCTTTGCTTCAATAAAGAATTTATCTGTATGAACATCACCACCACCGAATTTTGTTCCTCCGGAATTACTTTGAACTTTTCCTCCGGTTACTTTTGCAATGTGCTTTTCCTGTTTGTCTGAATAATCTCTATTTGCCACTCTATATTTCCTCCCATTCTTTTATTGCGGATTTAATTACCCATCCTTCCCAATTTGTATCCTCGGCTTTCAATTCCATGTAATACATACCCCTTGTTTCTTTTATAGTTTCACCTTGCATGATACAAAGTGGCATTGGATTTCCATTATTCCATTTATCCTGAAAATCAAAATTGACTGTTGCCGGTTCTGTCATATACTTTTTAACCATGATTTTATATGACTTTCCTATTTCCATTTTCTTAATTGGCTGGCATAGCCAATCAGTATTATCTTCTTTTCTTTTTCCTTCAAGGGTAAACTCAAATGGTTTACCATCTGAAAATTCCTGTTCCTTGTATCTATGTATTTGCTCAAATATCTGTTTCATTTCTCAATCCTTTCTACTTGTTCCTGTGTGAAGAACGCTGACAGCTTTAAAAAATATCTCCCATTGTCAACTTCTTCCTTTTCTCCATCTTCATTTTCAACTTTCTTTGTTGAACGCTTCCACACAGAAATCTTATGCTCTGATTTTTCTCCTTTCTTTACTTGATATCCTAATTTCTTCCATTGTGCATATGTATGTAGTACAATCTTATTATGGTCTAAATTATTTAACTGCATATAACTTAATATAATAGCTGTGTTTGTTATAATATGTATCCTCCTTTTTATGTATCTGTTATCTTTAACATATTTGTATTGTAACACATAAAAAGGTGTTTGTAAAGTGCTTTTTTGAAAAAATAAATAAAAAAGTTATCCACATTAAATTGTGGATAACTTGTTGATAACTAAGATTCTTCATTCAATAATTTCTCCAATTTTGAATAGAAATCTGTATAGTTATCATTTTCCTTTAGATATTCAACTAACTTTGATTTACCCTGATATTTGCTTATTACTTCACCGGTTTCTGTATCAACTAAAGAGAACCATGCACCACCTTGTACAACTAATCCCATCTTGATTGCTACATCTACTGCATCTGATACATAATCAATTCCTTCAAGATACTTAAGCGTGTAGAATCCTACTTTTCTATCTGGTCTACATACTTTAGATTTTACTAATGCTACATTTACTATATTTCCTGCTGGGTTCTCACAAGCTCTTGAAAGATTGTTGCCTTTTTCGTCAATGTAGTTTCCTTTTCTAAATTCAAGTCTTGTGCTACAACTATGCCGCCATGCTCTGCCTCCTGTCGTTGTTGTTCCTCCATACATACTATTCATATCATCCCGGACTTGATTTATTCCTATAAAAGCAGTTTGTGTTCTTGCAAGAACTGGGGTTATTTTCTTGCTAAATTCAGTCAATGCCATACTTACTCCGCCATATGTTCTTTCTCCTATCTGCTTTTCGTTTGCTTGCATGGATACCATAGCACCGATTGAATCTAAAATGCATAGACTGATTTCTCCACTATCTATTAAATCAATCGTCATATTAAAGACTTCTTCTGCTCCCATGCTGTCCGGGTCAAGATAGATTATATCGTCACAGTTCAATCCTAACTTTGTTGCCCAGCAAGAGTCAAATGTATGCTCAATATCTACAAACAACACTTTTTTATCTGGAAACATTCTTTGAGCATTTCCAGCTACATCAATAGCAGTAGTGGTCTTGCCACTTCCATCAGCACCATAGAACTCTGCTATTCTTCCAACAGGAATACCTCCATATGTCATATAGTTTAATCTACATGATGAAAAAGGGATCTTCTGTACTTCTTGAAAGTCTACTCCTAACTGAATATTTCCTACCTTCATTTTCTTGTTTAGATCCTTGACTATACTTTCCAAGCTCATTTATTTTACCTCCTTACATCAAAGTTATCAAAATCGCTTACAACAGTAGACTTTGTACCATTAAGTGTCTTAACAACATTTTCCCAATCAATTATAAATTGCTTACAATAACTAATTGGGTAATTATGATTATCTTTTTTAAGTCGATTTATATATATTGCTCTTTCTTCCAAACTACTCATGCAACTCCTTCACACCTTTCTGTCCAATTATCTTTCTATAGCAATCATTATAACCTTGCTTATAGCCTTTATTATAAGAATCTCTGTCGTACTTTAATGCTTGTATCAATTCCGCCTCATGCACAACTATTCCAACACTTTGCACTGCTCGTATAATATTTTCGTCCACTTGTGAGTTAATTTTTGAGGTGATTAACTCAATAGGACTTTCATATCCATTACACATTAGAATCACCTCCCCTCTTCACCTTCTGTCATATTATTCCTCACTTTCTAATAACTCTGGATTGTCAAATATGTTGCCGATAACTTCGTCTTGATATAAACTCCATCTAATCACATTTTTATATGAAAACATAAGTGATTCATATTTAACGACATCAATCTTTGTTTTCCCATCCCATTGATATTTCATGATATCATTCTCCCAAATCAGCTTGCCATTCTTATCTTTCAAGCCTGTGCATTGGCAGATTGTATCTCTGTCAACATCATAAGCACATATGAGTATTGCTATATTAGCGCTGTCATCCAAATATCTTATAGCAATCTTGCATGTTCCATCTTCACAAGTAATTAAAGAGCCTGTAACCCATTCTCCGTTATCAAGCCTTTTGGCTTTGAATAAATATCTATCTTCCATTTTTTTCAATCTTCCTCTTCATATAAATTTTTACCACAATACGGACAATACTTAATCCCATTTAATTTTCCAGATATGTTAAAATACCATCTATCAATACCATTTATCGAATATTTTTCAACACATATAAAATCTGGACAGTTAATACATTGATGTTCCTTTATATAAATTGCTTTTTTCATTGTTCTTCCTCGCTATGATTTATATATCTGCTATTTGAAAGTTCCATTTCTGTAATACGCTTATTCATTACCTTTTTCAAACTATTAAGCATTTCATATCCTGCATCCATTCGCAATTTCACTTTCTTATAAGCTCTTGAATATATAGCAAGTGTCATTGTTTCTGCTTGTGCTATAAGCTCTGCCTGTGCTGTTTTATCTGCAACTGTCTTTCCTGTTGCTTGTTCTCTTGCTTTTGAATATACTTCTTGTCTTATAGCTTTGCAAGTATCTTCTTTAATACCTAAATCTTCTTGGGCGGAACCCGTGAAATAAAGAGTATTTGCCAGATAAAGTATATAATTTTGAATTGTATCTGTGGATAGTTCTTTAGAACTACCTAATAAATTATGGAGCTCATTCATAATTGTGTCAAGTTCATCACAATACTTCTTTATAAGTTCATCGGATATTTCTTTGATTGTATCACTTATGCTATCCACATTTTTCATTATAGATTCGGCAGTTTTTGGTTGTTCGTCATTTACTTTTATTCCATCTCTACGACTTGCCATTATAATGCCTCCTTCCATACTCCGCAATCAATAATGCCTCCGCTAGTCCATCATGATCTTTCTTGCATCTTTCTGTTGCTTTTAAATTTACATTTGGGAATAATCTCTTACATACTTCAATAGATGTATTCTTATCTGATGTGCAGGAAAATTCTTTCTTCCATTTCTGTGGTGTGACAAGTTCATAAGGTATTTCATATGCTTTTAATACACCTTGAATAAAACCAAAATTCATTCCAAAATTGAAAGTGCTTGATACTCCCTGCTTTGGCATTGCGTGTACTCTTTCCAAATAACAGATACATTCATCATCTTTTACCATTTTCAGCAATTTAATAAAAGATTCTTCTTCATAACGAAGAACAATTGGTTTATCTATTAGTTGAAAAAAATTTAATACAGAAACCCCACCATTCTTTCCTGGGTCAATTCCTATATATATCATTCTATCCCTCCTTTTTATTGTAAAATCTTTTATAATCCTCAATAAATTTCTCTAATTCACTTGAGTAAAGATTATCTATTTTTAATCTAAATATAAAATCTTCCAAACTGTATATGCAATTAGTTCCAATATTATTAGTCAACTTATAATTCTGTTCCTCTAGCTCCGCATAAGCTTCATTTAGAGAGTCTAATTCATCTTGCAAACTTTCAGCTTGTTGTTTCCATTCATCTCTATCTTTTTGTAGTTCTGCTTTTGTCATTTCACTTTCACCTCCCCAAAAGGTATGCTTTTATCAATTGCGATTTGAAATTTATATGGTACCCCACTAACTTCTCCATCGTATATCCATGAATTATCTTTATCACTATACCATTTGGATAGCATTCTAATTAACTTAAATGTCATCTTTGACATTATTAAGTATGGTTCACGACAGTAGGAGTCATGCATTTCTACAATATTATTTAATTCTGAATCTACATCCATGTCTTTAACATCAAATAAAACATAATTACTCATTTTTATCCTACCTTTCTGCATATATTTTTGTATCTGCAAAACCTACAGTTCTTTGTGTCTTCCGTCTTTGGTGGTGCAATCATTCTTTCAACATATCCCTCACATTCTTGTATATATCCAACAAGCCAATCTTTCATATCTTGAGTGACCTCAAATATTTCCGGCACTTCCAAAGTGCAAATATCTCTATTTTCATATGTGACAAAAGCCTTATCAAGATCGAGTGCTGTGCAGTAGCAAATGACCTGATTATGATGCTGGTCTAAACAATGATCTTCAAGCTGGTTGAACTTAAAGGACACAACATTTTTAAATTCAAACAAATAATATTCGTTTGTGCTGATCCTACGGATAATTCCATCACATCTAAATGACAAATTTAACACTGTATCTATAAGATGTGTCTCGGCTCCACATTGTTCTTTGACTTTGATGTTTTTACATTTTCCAAAAGACTGCTTTTTCTTAATGTATTCACCTACATCCACATACTCCCAGTCATATCCCATTTCCTTCATTTTCAAAAGGACATTCTGAATAGCTTCATGTCTGGCGGTTCCAGTATCTGCCATTCCTATTGAATTATATTCTGAAGGACTGGGATCCTGTGGGGCTTTTGTTCTTGTAAAGTACATATTCCTCATACAGTGCAAAGAAGATGGTTTGTAATAGGAACTACCTTTTCTCCTATGTTCAGCTTCGATTCTCTCCGCACAACTCATTATATCCATTAAGAATTTTTTGTTTGCAGGTAACTGTTTTTTGTTACTGTTGATAATGTTTAATAATTTTCTTGACATTTTTTGCCTCCTTAATTTTATACTATGTATATCTGCTAATATTTTATTTTCTAATGTCATAGTTGTATGTGTCATAATAATCACCTTTTACCTTTCTATGTATTTCTTATTTACAAGTATATTGTAATACATAAAAAGGTATTTGTCAAGTGTTTTTATGCAAAAAAAAACAAGCAACCCTATAAGATAAGATTGCTTGTTCAGACAAAGGGACACAAAAATGATTACTTTTTTATTGTAGCATAAGAACTATTCATTGTCAAGCTCTTCATCCTCCAAAAGTGCAATGACCTGTGTCACTTTACCGCTTTCGATTTTTAAGGCATTTTCATTTCCGTAGCAGATCTTCACTGTATCGTCCGGATTAGACTGGAGCTGTTCTTTAAGCATCGGAATATCAACACAGCATACGAATGGTTCAAAGTCCTTGCTTTCAACATAGTTGATAGTCTCTGTAGATGCATCCTTTTTACTGTGAATGTTAATACCTTTTCTTCCGAAAGTGAAATATGCCCCATTCTTGTCATACGGTTCGATGAATAGTGCAAGACGATCAAGCACGGAAAGAAGCAAGTCCTTTGGCACTTTACAGGAAGATGTAAATGCTTCATCCAAGTATGCTCTTACTTCATCCGCAGGGAAATCTTCTACTCCTTCCATCAAAGTACCCTCAACAATCTGGGAATCCGTCATAAAACAGATTTTTTCTGGATCGCAGGTCACTTTTATATCCTCCTCATTAAACAAGGATATAAGTGCCATCTGCTGTGCGGAAATCAATGCAGGGAAATCCCATGCAAACATCCTGAAGGAATTAAATGTGATTACATTGGCGTCCGTAGTAACTACCATTTCCGGATCGCAATAGTAACCAGTGAGAGCCGGATTTTCTAATGTTTTCGCAAGTGCAGATTTATTGATATTATATGCCTGCAAAATGCTTGACAGCTTAACATCTGTCCATCCCTCCTGCGAATTTGAAAAGTCCCGATTAACATCAGGGAATGATATAAGCCCTTCTTCATCAGATATCAATGGAATTTTATAAGTTCCATTTGCCTTAACGATAAGCACATCATCTTTGACAGAAAGATCAACATCCTCTGATGTCGTTTTGGCAATCAGTTTTCCAAACTTATCGGCATCTACTGTGATGTCCATATCTTCTCCAGCTACTTTGTCAATGATAACGCATAACGTGTTTGTCATGTCTGTTGTAAGCAATCTTAATTTTCCATCTGATAATTTAATACCTATCATGGAAGTAATAGGGATAAGATTATTAAATCCCGCTCCTTTGATTGCTTTGTTTACTGCTTCTTTCATTCTGCTTGTTACTACTTTCATTCTTTTTCCTCCTTAAAATAATCCTTTTTTATAAAGACTGTTAAATGGCACACTTGCTACATTTTTACAAGCCTGCTCATAATAACTCTTTTTGAGTTCAATTCCCATTGCTCGCCTGCCCATTTCTATTGCTTTATAACACTCTGAACCAATTCCAAGAAATGGAGTAAATACTATATCATTTGGATTTGTCCAAAGTTCAATGGCTCTTTCTATAACTGGCAACTGTAAAGGGCATATATGCTTTTCGTCCTTTTCTTCTCTTGCACTTCTTGCTTGCAAAGTATCACTAGGATTTATATCCATCCATATTGGGCTTGCATAATTCTGCCATTTGCTAACTGGGAATGATTCATTTGTATGCTCACATCTTTCCGGATTATCCCCCGGTTTTCGCATTGTTACAAGATAGTCAGGTATTCCCTGTCTACTCATACAACTATCTTTTTTCAACTGCTTATGCAATAATCCAAGTGCCTTTGTTCTTTGCATTGCGATTACTGGGTCTTTCCAAATACAAACTTCTGAATGATATATAAATCCAATATCCTGAAATAACTTAATCAATAATCCTCTGAAATCTTCAATTCCTATAAATCCATCTCTTTCTTTGCTTGTTGGCAAGTTCATGCAGTGAAAACTTACTAATCTTCCGGGCATTGTGATTCTGTATAATTCAGAAACTATGAATTTGAAATGCTCATAAAATTCTGTTGTAGTTCTACAGTTTCCCAAATCTCTATCACTATTTGAGTAAGTATAAAGACTTGCAAAAGGCGGAGAGAATATAGAAAAGTGAATACTATTATCTGGTATTCCTTTCATAATCTCACAGCTATCTCCATTATATAAAGCATATTTATCTGTGATTAACTGATTTTCAACATTTACTGCGCTTTGTCCTTTCATTCCATTTCCCTCCATTCTGGTAGTTTCATTTTTATTTCTGCGTCATATTCATCCGTCATTCTTGTTGTATTCTTTATTTCATCTTCAAGATACTTGGATGCAATTTCAACCATTTTTTTATTCATTTCATCAGCAAGTCTGCCCTTTTCAAGAATATTGTTATAAACTGGCAACTCTCTTGTACTTATAACAATATACACATTTACTTCTTTTGTCTGCCCGAATCTGTAACATCTTCTTATAGCTTGATAGTATTTTTCATAACTATCTGAAATTCCGCAGAATATAATATTGTTACAATTCTGCCAATTCATACCAAATCCAGCAATTTTCGGCTTACTTACAAGAAACTTTATATCACCAGTTGAAAAACCTAATAATGATTTTTCTTTGTGTTCGCTTGTATCAGAACCAGCAACCTGTACAGCGTTTGAAATTGCTTTTTCAAGTGCGTTTCCTTCGTCATTAAAATCACACCATATCAAGCAATTTTCCATATTGTGAGATTTTATAAGTTCTGCACACTTCGATACTCTTTTATCAAGACTTTCTTTTCTTGCTTCTCTTCTGTCTTGTAAATCTGTTACAACGCTAGGAATTAACTTTCCTCTCTTTGTTTCTCCAGCTACTTTTACAACTTGCACATTCAGAGCAGGCAATTTATATTTATCACCATTATAACCTATATCTTCTGGAGTTTTCATTACGCTTGCCCAACTTGATACCCAATGCCAAAATTGTTCTTCTGCGTGACCTTTCAATCTCCATTTACTTGTGTTTCCACCATCGTGTACAAAATAAGTGGCAAGCATTTCTGTTCTTGTCATCACTCCTAAAAACTCTGAATGATTACCTAATTCTTCATAATCATTTGGAGCTGGTGTAGCAGAACAAGCAAGTTTATATTCTGTTTTTCTAAACTTCTCAATCAATGCTTTTGTAGTCTTGCCGGAAAATGATTTTAGTATTGAACTTTCATCAAGTACAATTCCTATAAATTCATCAGCATTAAAATGTTCCAACATTTCATAGTTAGTAATGTTTATTCCGTCTTTTACATCTTCCTGCGTTCTACAAATATTTACATCAATGCCGAACTTTTCCCCCTCTCTTTTTGTCTGTACTGATACAGCAAGTGGGGCAAGTATAAGTACATTTTTTCCAGTGTGCTTATACACTTCATCTGCCCATGATAACTGACATATAGTTTTTCCAAGTCCAGTATCAAGAAACAAGGCAGATTTTCCTCTTTTAAGTGCTATCTTCACAATAGCTCTTTGAAAATCAAATAGATTTTCGTTTGATGGTTCACAATCAAAACCACAAGGCTTGAATTGCTCTATTTTTGTTTTTAGAAATTCATCATAATTCAATGTCTTTCTCCTTTCTATTTATTTTTCTTATATTGTAACACATAAAAAGCAAAATGTAAACTACTTTTCAAAAATTATTTTATAATTATTTTCTACTGCATAATTATATTCTAATCTTGCTCCTTTACTATCTTCCCAACCTTTCAGCATATAAATAGCATTGCACATCTTAAGCATTGTCATTGACATCTGCATATATTCTTTCCATGTTGTTTCTATAGGAAGTTGTGCATTTACTCTAGCTGGATTGATTATTATATAATTTGAGAGAGCTTTTTCTGCCCTCTCAAATCTTTTTATATAATCTGTTGTTCCTGTTATTTTACCTGATATATAAATTTTCATTATATCATTTTTGCCTTTCGCATTCTTTCTACTATTCTTTTTGTCATTATTGGGAGAACTGACATTCCACACACATAACCAACCTCATTATTATTAAAATTATAATCTTGAGGAAATGTCTGACTATTTCTAACTTCATCACTGTTAATAAAATAAAAATTATTACCGCACTTAAAAAATACATCAGATGATTTTGCTCTCATAGTAGATAGCACAATATTATCTCTTATAATATATGGCTGAAACCAGCTAGGCTTACCGTATAGCCTTGCATAAGCCTTATCTAAATAAATTTCATCATCTTTCGCCTCACATAATACTGTATATGTCTTTGTATCAGGATTAACTTGTTTATGCTCACCTGTCTTTATGTCCTTATAAGGTATTGGCTCATAGTTAAAATTCATATCAAGATTATTATAGTTAAATGATAAATCTTTTGTGGCTATGAAGAATAATCTGTGCCTTTTCTGCGGTACTCCCATTTCCTCTCCTTTTAATAAATAACATCTAACTTGATAACCTATTGATTTGAATTTGTCATATACTTTATTCAAATAATCTAATGCGGCACCTCTTGCAAGTCCTTCAACATTCTCCATTATAACTGTTTTAGGATTTAATTTTGCAACAGTATCAACAAATATAAATAATAAATCATCAAGCGTCTGTTCTTTTTGTCCTTCTCTGAATTTCTTCTTTTTCCCCCAAGACTTCTCTCTCTGCCCAGCCATAGAAAATGTAGTACAAGGCGGAGAACCATCTAAAATATCAAGATTAAATAATTCTTCCGGAAGTTCTTCATTTGGAATATTATTAAAATCTCTAATATCCATACAATAGTTATATTTTGGATTGTGATTTAATTTGTATAACTCATTCATTTTTTCATCAATCTCAACATTTCCAATTACATCACATCCAGCTAATTTATATCCCATTGTTGACCCACCACCACAGGAAAAGCAACTAAACACTTTTAGTCCGTTTTTCTCTTTTGGATAATCTGAAAATGACCATTTCCAATCATCAGATTTTTCTTTTTCTTTTACTGTAAATAAAGCCACAATTTACACCTCCACGCTTTCTCCGTACCAATTTCTAGTTATTTCACAATCTACTTTCATAGGAATATCAATCTTCCCTTTTGGGGCTTCTATCATTAGTTGTGCTAGTCTTTCACTTGCTTCTTTTGCATTTTCAATTGGACATTCTCCTATAACTTCATCATGTACACATATAAGAAGATGAAAATCTAATTCTTTCATGATTTCATCGTTATTTATATGAATCATTGCAAGTTTAGCCATATCTGCCGCTCCACCTTGAATAACGCTATTTACACATTGTCTCTCTGCTTGTGATATCTTATTTGTGTTATATGTTACTGATATTCCTTTATTCTGTAAATCGTTTTCTACTTTTATTCTTTCTTTGTAGAATCTGCATTTATCGAGTTTCTTTGTATACTCCTTTTTTATTCTTTCTGGAACTTCTGTTGATACATCACTTCCAAAAGCTAACGGGTTTCCGTCATATTTAAAAATATAAGGTTCAAGTTGCATATCTTTCAAGTGTCTACGTCTGCCCCAAGGGGTTTCTACATATCCATGCTCTCTAGCTTTTTCCTGTGTGTCGTGCATGAACTTTTCAAGCATCGGAAAACTTTCCATTACTTTATCATATACAGCTTGTGCCTTTTGTGTTGATATTCCTAAATCTTCTCCGATTGCAGGAATACCTTTTCCATAAGTGACACCTAAAACGATAGCTTTTGCTTGACTTCTTCTTTCTTTTCCTTCTGGATTTACTGTCCCATCTTCTCTGAACTCTTTACATTCTTCATAAGGTTTATCAAATGCCAATGATGCAATCGTGGCATATATGTCTTTTCCTTGATGATATGATTCTTTCATCTTTTCATCGTTGGAACAGTGAGCTGTCAATCGTGGCTCCTGCTGACTATAATCACCTCCAATTAAAACATATCCGTCCTGTGCCTTAAACATATGACGAATTTCTTTGTTGTGCGATGGAATATTCTGCAAATTAGGGTCACTACTTGAAAATCTCCCTGTTTTAGCACCATATTGATTATAACTTGCGTGGACTCTTCCATCTTCCAATGCAATTTCTGGCATTTTATCAATGTAAGTTCCAAGTAGCTTTTCAACATTTCTCATACCTAAAATAGCTTCACATAGATTCTTTTCTTTTCCCTGTGCAAAATGTTTGAGAATATCCTCACCTGTTCCTCTCGGTTTATTCTTATCAGGACTTGTCAATCCTAATATATCATAGAATAATATTGCTAGCTGAGTTGGGCTTGATAATGATATAGGGTCAGATAACTTATTATTAGGATTTTTCATTTTGTAATTATCAATTTCATCCTTATACATTGCTATTGCTTCATCAGCTTGCTTTTGTCTTTCTTCCCTTATCTTATGATATTTTTCGTGTAGATTTTTGCAAACATCAAAATCCAAACATACTCCTCTATCTTCCATATCTGCTACAACTGGGATAAGTGGCATTTCAATGTTCCAAAATACGTTATAAGGTCCGGATAAAACTCTTCTATTCAAAAGTGTTTTTTGATATTCGTATAATTCGTATGTTTTTACTGCATCACCTGCCGCATATAAATAAGCTGTTGAAATAGGAATATTATCGAAAGTAACACCATTAAATAATGTATCAAACGTCAATGATTCTGTGTCTTTACTATCACAATATTTAAGATGTAAGTCTTTCAATCTGTGACTTTCTTCCTCATCTATACAGTATGCCGCTAACATTGTATCCCAATAAGGTTTGAAATCAATTCCAAGTGTCTTTCTACATACACGGATATCATACTTTGCATTATGAAAAATCCATCTAATATCCTTGTGGAACTCTTTCATAATTTTTGAAACAGTTTCCCCATCCATCTGTTCCTTTGTTCGTACACCTGTAATATATGATTTATGATTTATTGGAATATAAGCCGCTTTTTG